AGTCCCTCTTTGACTACACCATCGGTCTCTACCAGTATGACTTTTGCCGGTACTGGTAATCGAATCCTTGGTGACTTTACAAATGCTACGGTTACGAATCGTGCATCTTTTCAAACCAGTACAGCGAACAGCACGACTGGTATCTATGCCCTTCCTAATGGCACTGCTGTTGGTGCGTCGTGGCAAGCAACCAATAATTCCGACCCGACAAACGCTAGCAAGATTCTTATCGCTACTAACGGATCCACTGACGTTCAACTAGTATCCGGTATCAATGGAACTGGTACTTACCTTCCGCTTTCACTATACACCAATGGCATTCAAAACGCTCAGCTAGACACTTCTGGTAACTTCACAGCTAAAGGTAGTATTGGGTACCCGACTGGTTCCGGCGGCGCGGTAACCCAACTTACCAATAAATCGACTGGTGTTACGCTTAACACTATTTGTGGTCAAATTACGACTAGCAATGCTTCTCTTGGTTCGGGGTCTGAAATTTCATTTACCCTTACCAACAGCAAAATTGCCGCAACTGATGTTGTAGTCGTGTGCATTTCGTCTGGTGCGACTACAAACACATATCAACTTCTTGTTGACGCCGTTGCCGCTGGCTCTTGCAGGATTTTCTTAAGAAATTCATCTGCAACCAGTAGATCAGATGCACTGGTTATCAATTTTGCTGTTATTAAAGCCGTTGCTTCGTAAGGATAAACTATGGATCCCGTAACTATTCTTGCCGCACTTGGTCCTCTTGCCGTTGACCTGGGTAAATCGTTGATCAGTAAGTTTATTGCGCCAGACCAGTTTAAGCCTGCGACGATTGAGCAGTACGCTAAGATGAAGGAAATCGACCTTGAGATGTTCAAGGCAATGAATGACGCCGGGGGTGCGAATCCGTCTTATCCGTGGGTCGAGGCGGTAGTGCGTTTAATGCGCCCGTCTGTGGCGATTCTTGTCCTTGGTACTTGGGCATATATGACCATGTCTAGTATCTCTAACCCAGCCGTTGATAACTTTGCTGCCGCTATTGGGTTCTATCTGTTCGGTGACCGCACCCTGTTCTACTCGCGGAAAGCCAAATGAACTTGAGCTTAAATTTTACACTGGAAGAGATGATTCGCTCTGACTACGCGGCGCGAAGGGGTTGGCCGAATGAGCCTAACGACAAGGTGATTGCTAATTTAAAGCGTTTGGCGATTCTACTGGAAGAAGTTAGATCCGAATTGAAATGTCCTATCATAGTAAACTCGGCTTACAGATCAGAAAAGGTGAATAGTGCGATCGGTGGAACCAAAAACAGTCAGCACATGTTAGGCTGTGCTGCCGACATTCGCGGTGTTAACCGGTCACCTGATGACTTAATGTTGCATATTATCGGTAGTGACATCAAGTATGATCAATTAATTAAAGAATTTGATTCTTGGGTCCATATCAGCATTCCGAATAATCCTGATGACAAGCCCAGAATGCAGAAACTAGTAATTGATAAAGTAGGCGTTAGGCCTTATCAATAACACAAAACGGGGGTACCAATGGCTGCAGTTATGACATACGATAGCTTGGTGGATGACATCAAGTTATATCTAGAACGCACCGACGAGCAAACCGTTGCCCAGATTCCTCGTTTTATTATGCTGGCCGAGCAGATCATCGCAAGTCAGATTAAATTCCTTGGTAATTTAGTCGTGCAGGAATCCGCGATGGTGTCTGATGAACCGACGATCGCAAAGCCAGCCAGGTGGCACAAGACCGTGTCCATGAATGTGATCGTTGATGGAAACAGACAACCGGTGTTCTTGCGTAAGTATGAATATTTACGTAATTTTTGGCCTAATGCTGTCGAGACTGACGTTCCTCAGTTTTATGCCGATTATGATTATACTCACTGGCTAGTTGCGCCGACTCCAAACGAGAGTTATAATTTCGAGGTAGTCTATTATGAGCGTATTCAACCGCTAGACTCAACGAATCAGTCTAACTGGTTTACTCAATACGCTCCTCAAGCTTTGCTGTATGGTTCGCTGCTACAAGCGATGCCTTATCTTAAAAATGATGAGCGGATCCCCATATGGCAACAACAGTACGAGACTGTTATGACTACCCTCAAGAGTGAAGATGCCACCCGCAATGCGGACCGCCAAGCTATTGCAATTGATGGGTGATAACCATGACTTCTTATAATTCTCCTTTTACCGGTCAAGTAATTCAGCCTACGGACGTTTCATACCGAGCTGTTACTTTATCTGCCAATACTCAACTCCAGTGGCCTATCAACGGCAATACGTCTGATGATTATGCTGCGCGTATCATGCAGGTTACGGCAACTACGTCCGGCCTAAGTTTATGGATGCCCCCCGCTAATCAAACGTCGGTCGGTAATGACGCATTGATTCGCAACGTTGGATCTAATTCGTTCACAGTTAAAGATTACGCTGGTACGAATACCCTTATCACGATTGCAGCTGGTGAAACCAAGTATATCTACATCACGGCTAACCCCAACGAGCAGGGAACATGGGGTAATATTGCCTTTGGTGTTGGATCTTCCAGTGCTGATTCTGCAACTCTGGCTGGTTATGGTCTTTTAGCTGTTACTACTACACTAAACCAATCACACCCGGTATCTACTTTTAGTACTAGCACGACTGCCACTTCGACTATGAGAGCCGGGATGTGGGCGTGGACGGGTGGGGCTGGTACATTGACCTTATCCGCTGCTACCACCTTGGGTGATAATTGGTTCATGATGGTTCGTAATAGTGGTAGCGGTGCGCTAACCGTTGCGACTAGCGGTAGCGATGTTATCAACGGATCTGCATCGGTCGTCCTTCAGCCCACCGACTCTGCCATTATCGTGAGCAGCGGCGCAGCTTTCTACACAGTCGGTTTGGGTAAATCAACTCAGTTTAACTTTACCCAGTTAACCAAGCCGGTTACAAATGGTAGTTATACGCTGACCGCTAGCGAAGCATCAAACGTCATCCAGAAGTATACAGGGACCCTGACCGGTAATGTTACCATTGTTCTTCCGCAGACGGTTCAAGTATACTATATTATCAACGATACTGTTGGTGGTGTTAATGGATATACGGTTACTGTAACCACCGGGGTCGGGAATAGTGCAAGTGTATCGTCGGGTAACCAAGTTACTCTGATCTGTGATTCTGTGAATGTGTTGAACGCCAATACCGTTCTGGCTGGTACTGCGTCATACAGCCTTGCTAACGGTTCGGCGGGATCCCCCGCGTTAAGCTTTGCTAGTGAACCTTCAACTGGTATCTACCGAGCCAGTGCTGGTCAGTTTAATACCTCGATCCTTGGTACTTTAAGGTCTACTCTGTCTGCCACTGGTTTATCGATAGTTGGAACTGGAACATTCTCCGGCGGCATCTCGGGTGGATTGTTCTAATGGCAAAGAAGACGTTCTCTATAGATACCCAACCCGGCATTCAGCGGGATGGTACCTATTTTGACAAGAATTACTATACCGATGGAATGTGGGTCAGATTCCAACGCGGTCGTCCCCGTAAGATTGGCGGGTACCGGGCTATCACCACTAATTCTAATGGCATATCCCGGGGCATTTTTGTAAATTCGGAAGATGGACTAAACCGGATCTACAATGGGTATCAATATGGCTTAGAGACCACCGACATCGATAACAATGGTGTCGGTGCTGGCGTTATTGAAGTAGCTTTTGGTGGTGAAATCTTAACAACCGGTAGTTTAGTCGGTGGGTCACTTTATACCAATGGAACATATACCAACGTACCACTGACCGGTGGTACTGGTACTGGTGCACAAGCCTTGGTTGTAGTATCCGGTGGTGCTGTGGTGTCCGTAACCGTTACCGCTGGCGGTCAATATTACAAAGTTGGTGACACTTTAAGCGCCAATGCCTCGAGTATCGGCGGCACTGGGTCTGGGTTCAGCACCAAAGTAACCGACGTAGATGATCAATTTACGGCAAGCCCGAATAACTTGTGGCAGTTCGACGCGCTGTTTGACTCCCAAGGTGAATTAGCCACGATGCTGTTGGCACACCCAGGCCAGAACTTGGCCCAAGTGGATAGCGTTACTAATTCTGCGGTACTTGCGGGTCGAGTTGACGGGGCCGTAGTTCAGCCGCTGAAGGATATTAACGGTCCTTCTCCTACCGGCGATACCATTTCAGTCTCTGGTGGTGTTGTAGTTCTGCACCCCTATGTATTTGTTTATGGTAATAACGGACTAATCAAGAATAGTTCAGCCGGAGATCCGTATAACTGGAATTCGCCGGACGCGAATGAGACCAACGTATCCTCGACCAAGGTAGTCAAGGGTTTACCGGTGCGCGGCGGTTCTAACTCTCCGTCCGGTTTATTTTGGGCATTGGACTCATTAATTCGTGTATCCCTAGCACCACAGACACTTGGTGTTCCCGGGAGTGCCGACTTTGCGCCGACCACTTACTGGCGATATGACATTGTCAGTTCTCAGTCCTCGATTCTGTCATCCCAATCCGTCATCGAATATGACGGTATCTACTACTGGTGCGGAGTTGACCGGTTCTTGATGTACAACGGCGTGGTGCGCGAAGTTCCAAATCCTTTTAATCAGAATTACTTTTTTGATAATCTGAACTACGACCAGCGGCAAAAAGTATGGGCCACCAAAGTACCAAGGTATGGCGAGATTTGGTGGTTCTTTCCGTCTGGTAATTCGGAAGAATGCAACGACGCGGTTATTTATAACATCAGAGAGAATACTTGGTATGACGCCGGTATGGCACCCGGTGCTAGCCGATCGGCGGGTTACTTCTCACAAGTGTTTCGTTTTCCGATAAGCGCTGGTACTGAATTATCGGAGTCTGTAACGTTATTTTCAACAAGCATTACTACTGCTAGTGGAAGCTCTACCGCTACCTTG